TATGGAGAAAGTAGCAGAATTTCATAATATTAATAAAAAAGCTATCGAAGAATATTTTGATAGAGAATTAGAAGAACAATTAGGAGAAAAATAAATGGCAACGTTTATAACAAAAGGAACTGTTATTGCTAATCCATCAGACGATAACGTAGATCGTGCTCAGTTTGTAAGATTAGTTGCTACTGCTGCTACTTCTAAAATAACTGTATCAAGTGAAGACAGTACAGTTTTAGGAGATGTTTATTTACACGTAGCTGGTGATGAGGCGATTATTGAAAAAGCACCAAGTGATAAATTAAATACGTCTGCTGGTGCTGTTACAGTACACGCTGTAGGTTCACCAAGAAGTTAATATGACTATTACTGCTACGAAGTTAGTAGATGATAATTTTAAAATTATAGTCAACGCTAATGGTGTAGGTAGTGAGTCAGAACAAAAACTTGTAGATGTTGTAAATTCAAACAACGCTTCAAGTGAGCCTAAAGTTTCTATTGCGAATATACAATATGAAGTTTTAGGTACAGGTAATGTTACAGTGTATTTTAAAAATGATACAACAAAAGAAGTCGTTATAAGTGGACGAGGTAATTACGGTTTAAAACCAAGTGAAGAAAAAGTAAAAGACGCAATAGGAGATATTTTATTAACAAGTGATTCGAATGTTACAAAGTATAATGTAGTAATCGAAACACATAAAGAATCAGGTTATACAAATGGCTGATACAGTAACAACACAAACAATAGCTGATACCTCTGGTGTTAAGTTTGTCACAAAACTAACAAACTTATCAGATGGTACAGGCGAAACTTTAGTACGAAAAGTTGATGCTTCAGAATTAACTTTTATGACTGAAGATGGTAATAGAAAAATTAGTAAGATTTGGTATTCAATTAATACTGCGAATAACAAGTCTGGTGTAGAATTGATATGGGACGGAGCTACAAACGCTACTGCTTTATTCTTATCTGGCAACGGTTATTGGGACTTTCGACCTGCTGGAGATGAGATTCCGAACAATGCTACAACACCTACTGGAGATGTATTGTTGAGTACAAAGAACTTTGCCAATGGCGATAATTACTCAATAATCATTGAGTTTAGATAAAAAAACTTATAAATAGTTAGTACAAAAAAGAGAGAGAAAATGAAACTAATTTCCGAAGAAGTATCTAACGCCGAGTATCTTGTAGAAGAAACTAACGGTAAAAAGAATTATAAAATTAGAGGTATCTTTTTACAGTCAAATGTAAAAAATAGAAATGGAAGAGTTTATCCAAGAGAAATCTTAGATAAAGAAGTGAACAGATACAATAGAGAGTTTATCAATAAAAAACGTGCTTTTGGTGAGTTGGGACATCCAGATGGACCAACTGTTAACTTAGAAAGAGTATCACATATGATTACTAAGTTATCACCAGATGGCAACAACTTTATTGGTGAAGCGAAGATAATGGATACTCCATACGGTAAGATTGTAAAAGGTCTTATAGATGAGGGCGCTCAATTGGGTGTTTCAAGTCGAGGTATGGGTTCATTACTTCAAAGAAACGGTGCGAACTACGTAAAAGATGATTTTTACTTAGCGACTGCCGCTGATATAGTTGCTGATCCGTCGGCACCTGATGCTTTCGTTGAAGGTATTATGGAATCGAGGGAGTGGGTTTGGGAAAATGGCGTTCTCGTAGAGAAAGACATTGAAGCCTGGAAGCAACAAGTGAGAGAGGCGAAACAAAGAGCTTTAGAAGAAACTAAGCTAAAAGTGTTTGAATCGTTTCTTAAAAAACTTTAATTTTATAAATATTATTAACAAAAAAGAAATAACTAGTTATTTTAAAGGAGATTTCTAATGGCCGAAACAGAAAACAAAATCGAGGCGTTGGAACAGGAAGCTGTTAAAGAAGTTAGCGAAGCAAACGCTGCTAACCCTATGGCAGATGCTCCTAAGAAAAATGCTGTAGCGGCTGAACCTACTCATCTAAAAAATGATGCTGAAGATTTAGGCGCACCAGTTGTTAAACCAACTGACAGCAATCCAGACGCAACGAAAAAAGTAAAACAAGTTTCTGGCGATGCTCAACAAAAATCACAAGGTGCCGCTGACCCGATGCCAAAATTATCAGGTCACAACACTAAGTTAGAAGAAGTTGACTCTGAAGAAACTGTTGAAGCTAAAGATGAGAGTTCTGAAGAAATCAAAGAAGACGAAGTTAAAGAAGAAGTAGTAAACGAAGAAGAAACAATTGATGTTTCTGCTGATGTTGAGGCTTTAACTGCTGACGAAGGTCTTTCTGAAGAATTTAAATCAAAGGCTGCTACAATCTTTGAAGCTGCTCTGAAATCAAAAGTTTCAGAAATGAAGAAAAAGATGAACGCAAGCTATGAACAAAAGCTTAAAGAAGAATCCGATAGTGCTAAAGCTGAATTAGTTGAGAAAGTTGACTCATACCTATCTTACGTAGTAGAAGAATGGATGAAAGAAAACGCTCTCGCTGTAGAAAGAGGCATTAAAGGAGAAATTGCTGAGGACTTCATCAGTGGTCTTAAAAAATTATTTGAAGATCACTACATTGATGTTCCAGATGAAAAATATGATGTGCTCGAAGATCAAGCTTCTAAAATTGAAGACTTAGAGAAAAAACTTAACGAACAGATTGAAAAGAATGTTGAACTAAACAAGTCAAACGGTGAATTGGTAAAACAAGACATCATTGACGAGGCATCTGCTGATTTAACAGATACTCAAAAAGAAAAGTTTAACAAACTTGCTGAAGAAGTTGAGTTTTCAAATTCTGAGGAGTTCAAAACTAAAGTAGATACTATTAAAGAATCTTACTTTGGTAAAAAAGAAGTCAAACAAGAGAATGACATTGATAATGTAGCGGTAGGCGAAGAAACAACAAACGTTGATTTGTCAGAAGCGATGGCTGCTTATACCGCCGCTATTACAAAAACAAAAGACATTAAGTTGTCGAAATAATAGAGGAGAGAGAAAGATATGTACTTATCTGAAACTTACGAAAAAAAATGGCAGCCAGTCTTAGAACACACTGATCTTCCAAAGATCACTGATTCATACAGACGTGCCGTTACAAGTGTTATCCTTGAGAACCAAGAGAGAGCACAAAAAGAGGATGCTGCTTTTTTAAATGAAGCTGCTCCTACAAACGCTACTGGTTCTTCTATCTCAAATTGGGATCCAATCCTAATTTCTTTAGTTAGAAGAGCAATGCCAAACCTTATCGCTTACGATATTGCTGGCGTACAACCAATGACTGGTCCGACTGGTCTAATATTTGCTATGAGAAGCAGATACACTTCACAAACTGGTGGAGAGGCTTTATTTGATGAAGCTGATACTGATTTCTCAAGCAGAAATGCTGCTGGAGACTCAACACTTCCAGGTGTTGGTGGATCTGGTTCATCTGCTCAGTCAGGAACAAATCCATCTGTACTTAACGATTCACCTGCTGGTACTTACACAACTGGTACTGGTATGGCAACAGCAACTGCTGAAGCTCTAGGTGATTCATCTAATAATGCTTTTGCTGAAATGGCGTTCTCAATTGAGAAATCAACTGTGACTGCTAGAAGCAGAGCGTTAAAGGCTGAGTACACTATGGAATTAGCACAAGACCTTAAAGCTATTCACGGCTTAGACGCTGAAACTGAATTAGCTAACATCTTATCTGCTGAAATCTTAGCTGAAATCAATAGAGAAGTAGTTAGAACAATCTATTCAGTTGCTGAAAAAGGTGCTTCTGCTAACACAGGTACAGTTAACACAACTACTGAAGGAGTTTTTGACTTAGACACAGACTCTAACGGTAGATGGTCAGTTGAGAGATTTAAAGGTCTAATGTTCCAAGTTGAGAGAGAAGCTAACGCTATCGCTCAAAGAACACGTAGAGGAAAAGGTAACATCATCATCTGTTCTTCAGACGTTGCGTCTGCTTTACAAATGGCTGGTGTACTTGACTACACTCCTGCTCTTAACAACAATCTAAGCGTTGACGACACAGGCAACACATTTGCTGGTGTATTAAACGGTAGATTTAAAGTGTACATTGATCCATATTCAGCAAACAATACTGCTAGCCAGTATTTCGTTGTTGGATACAAAGGTACATCTCCGTATGATGCTGGTATATTCTACTGCCCATACGTGCCACTACAAATGGTAAGAGCCGTTGGACAAGATACTTTCCAACCGAAAATTGGATTTAAGACCCGTTATGGTTTAGTTGCTAACCCATTCGCACAAACTGGAGCTATTTCAGGTGCTGCTACTGCGGTTAATGACGCTGGTAACTTAAATTCAAACAG